TAAATGTTGGTAATACATCGATAACGTTATATGCACCCGGGGATAGTGCAGTTATTGCTCCTAATACAAGCAATTTCCAAGGCGGAAATGCAAACCTAGGATATACAGCAATATTATCTGATTCAACAGTTGCTGATTTACAAGTTACTAGAGCATTACAAAATTCAGTGCTTCCAACTACTCCTCGTTTTATTGGAGATAATGAAGATGCACAAAGTATTGCAGTAGCAGGATTTGAATTCCGAGTTATTGGAAAAACTCAAATGATTGAAGATAAAATTGCAACAGTTACTATTATTGCAAACGAAACTGGTGGAAGTGTTACATTAACAGTAACAGTTAAAAAAGCAACTACCGCAACATTATAAAAATGGATATAACTATGAAAATGAATGATTTCATTGCACGATTAAAACAACAACCACGTTTAGGTCAGGCTTTGTCAGAAGCCGGAAAACAATCAAGTACAGGGCCAACTAGTCCTGCAGTGCCATCACAGCAAACTGCAATAATCACTGATCAGGTACAACAATTGGCTCAACAATTGGCTAATCAAATGGTTGCTGAAATGCAACAAACTCAGATTTTAGCTCGTAATGGTAGAACATATACAAAATTTGACGCAGTAAATGATGTTGTAGGAAACCAAACAGAAACAGTAACAGCTGGGTTATGGACTGATAATTTAGCAAGTTTAACAACTTATTTTACTGCCTCAAGCCAAACTACATCGCAACGACGATATTATGTTGATGTTTATCAAGATACACCTGCAGCAGAAGGAGCAGCAGTACAATATTCATTAGCATATGGTAATGCGTTAGGTAGTGGATCTGATTCACAAGGTCAATTGAATGATTCTCCGTCTAAAGCTATTTATTCGCAATACAGACAATTATTATTAGCCCCAACTGACACTAGATTTACGACAGCAGGTTCTGGTAGTACTGATTCAATATATATAGTTAATTTTAAACGTAACCGATTAAAAGAACGTTTAGATCCGGGAAATTTTGAACTTCCGCTAGTAAAAATATTATCTAGAGCTACAAATGCAACGGGTTCGGTAGTTACCGGTAGTGGTATTATTACATTGATTGATGATTCATCTATTGCAGCTGCATCAGTTGGTCAATCTGGAAAAGTTTATAACATTGTTTCTGGATCTATTAATTCCGGTGTACATAATTCAGCAGCACCTATTTATTATGGATTAGTATATCCAGATTATGGAACATTAATATTAGATGGTAAAATGCTAGATCAGAACAGCGGGTTTGCAACTAATACTGGTTCTAGCTCAGAAGGTAATAATCATTTTGTATTGCATCATTCAACTAGTGATAAGTATGGGTTTATTGCAAGAAACTCTGAAAAAATTACTAGCACACATTATTTTGTAAGAATTAAAAATGCAGAATATAATTTTTCAAATAATCCATCTTATACAACCGGCAGTGTAGGCCAAATTGCACAGTCGACGTTTATTGGTGATCCAAAAACATATATAACTACAGTTGGATTATATAATGATCAACAAGAATTATTAGCCGTTGCTAAATTAAGTAAGCCGTTATTAAAATCATTTCAACGAGAATCACTGATACGTGTTAAATTAGATTTCTAAAAACAACAATGATTTAAGCCCCGGTATATTTATATTAAATGTCCCGGGGCTTTTACTATCATGGCAGAAATAAAAATACAAAATAACGAAAATTTAAATCAAGGCATATATCCTTCGGTTTTTAAGAAACTCGATCAGGTTGATATCAATGTTAATCCATTCCAAGTATTTAAAAACTGGAGTGTGGTATCAGGTAGTAGTACATCTAGTTTACTTCCGTTACAAGGAATATATATTGATACAAATGTATTACCAATATTAGATAGTGAATTAACATATAATGATGCTTCAAATATTAACGGTTCATTACAATCTATAACATATTTTAGTATAAATCATTTATACTATAAATACAAATCAAATCCAGCACAAACATATGGCCCTACTGATATAACTAGAACTAAAAAGTTTTTATTTCAATCAGCGTCTATTTTTTCAATTCCACAAGTTAAAATTGGCGAAGGAATAAAACCTAGTTCATTTATTTTAACTGCTAGTTTTATTGCTGGTGCTGTTTATGGCTCATCATATTATGGTACTAGCTCATATAGTCAAGTTACTAATCTTTATGTTAAATCTGATCGTTATGGAAATTTATATAATGCAGCATATGATACAACATTAAATGTTTCTGATGTAAAATTTTATGAAGGATTTAATGAATATTTTGATACATCTAGAATTACATACAAGTCAGAAAATGTTACATATGTTCCTGGAATTACTACTACGACCGGACAACAAGATATACTAGGGTTATCAGCTAAATTTAATGGAAATGGGTTTATTGAAACTGAACTTGATGGATTATACGATCGTGATAATAATTATGCAATATCCTTTTTTATAAGTGGATCTAATACTGGTATTGCAAATCAATTGATTATAGCAAAAGCATCTGGCTCATCTAGTCCAACATATCCGTTTAAAATTGAATTAAGTGGTAGCAATCAATTGATATTTTCAGCTGCGGGTAGTAATACATTTAAAACTCAAATTACATCATCAACGGCAGTATCTAGTTCATGGTATCATGTTGTTTGTCAAAAATCAGGCAGCTCATTACAAATGTATATTAATAGTACATTGCATGCTAGTGCGTCAAATAATTTATTAATTGTTCCAAGTTCACCATTCACTGCATCAGCTAGAATTGACAATACAGATACATTAAAAATAGGTGGTTATAGCACCAATAGCTCAAACGTACAAGGTTTAATTGATGAAGTTAGAATCTTTAATAAGTCACTTACAAACTCGCAGATAAGTGCGTTAACAGACCGTAGTGAGTCCGGTAGTGTTTTGCAAACTCAATATGTAGGAAACATATTTAATAAACATGGAATAGCAGTAATTTCATCTCCCGATTATCGATTTAATAATATTATATATACGCCATTCACTGCCTCATATCGTAGTACTGTTACAATAAATGAATTAAGTGTAGTTGCACGATTAGATGCAGGCGATTTTAATATGTCAACCAACATAACATTAACACAAGATGATGACACTACATATTATTCATTTGTGTCAGGCAGCGACTTTGCACCATATATTACAACGATCGGATTGTATAATGATTCTGGAGAATTGTTAGCAATTGGCAAATTAGCAAATTCAATTCGCAAAAGAAATGATGTTGATATGAACTTTTTAATACGGTTAGATTTAGATAAAACTATAACTAAAGGATAATACAATGATACGATTAAAATCATTATTAGAAATGGTAGACACGGATTTAAAACGAATATTAGATAAAATTAAAAGTAAACAATTTAAATTTATCGGTGCTGGTGATAATGGACGTGTTTATGAAATAGATGATGAAGATCGTTGTTTTAAAATTACACAAGAACGTGACGAGTTCGAAGTTGCTACTGTTATTGTAGGACGATGGACTGAATTTACAACATTTATTCCAGTTTATTATGTCGATGATAAACAAAATATGTATATAATGGCAAATGCAAAAAAATTAACTGCAGCAGATACTAATACAATTGATAAATTTATGGAACAATTTGCTCAATATGCTAGATCTATAGGGGGAGAAGTTAGTATTTTTGAATTTTTAGATAATGATGGAGCTAGAAATACTAATCAGAAACTAGTTAACTTTTTACGGGCTTTACAACGAGATATAACTAAAACTAATATTCCGGAATTAGATTTAGATTTAGATTTTAATTCAGGCAATATAATGATATGGAATGGTAATATGGTAATGGTTGATTGGTAATGGTTGATTGGTAATTACTAATTTATGTTAACGTATATTTATATAATATAATAAATAAGAAAAATACTATGAATAAAATATTAGAACAAATAATTTTTAAAAGTTTATTTGAAGACGTATCTAAAACTGTAATTAAACAAGCCCCAAGATCAGTTGTCGACAAAGCACGAGCCTTAAAAGGATATGCATTTCGCATACAATCAACTAGAACAGGTGGTACTGTTGATATAGACACTCTAGTTAAAAGAGTACGTATTAATGATCAATATGGTGAAAATTCACATACTAGTGATGATAAATGGGTTTATATATTTGGTGCAGATTTACGGGATGCTGACAGAAAGTTTTTTTGTAACGTATTAATTTTACCTGTAACAGCTGCTATTAAAATTTATGGTAAAGACGGCGTAATTGATGCTCAACAAAATGGGTTAATTGGAACTGCGCCTGTTTATCAGGAAGTGGCTATGGCTAAACCAACAACTGGCCAAAAAGTTGATAACGCTATTGAAATTACAAAAGCAGTTTTATCAAATAAAGAACCAGTTAAAGAACCAGTTAAACCAGGGGAATTAGAAAAGAAAAATTATGAGTTTACTACAGATTCTTCTGGAAATGTATTTGATGCTGACGGAAATATAGTTAAACTAGATGCTGACGGGAATCCAATTAAAACAGCTGCTTCTGGATCATCTGATTTTAAAAACGTGGAACTAAAAGGTGATGAAATTATAATTAAAATGCCAAAAGATGGATTTAAATACGGTATTAAAAACAATGATGAATTTGCAAAACTACAAACGTTTATACTAGATTCATTAAAAACTCCATCGTTTACTGAGTTTTATAATAAACCTGAAATAAAACCAATTGCTGATAAATTTATTGGATATGGCGCTGATGGTAATTATGGTGTAACAACACAAGCTCTTATTGTTTGGCTTAATTGGGCAGTTAATGGAGTTCCTGGTATTAATGGCAAAACAATTTCGGTGGATTTAGCAAATAAATTTCTAGCAGGACAAAATAAAATAAAAATCATTACAGAAAGTCTAGTATCTTATAAACCTAGATATATGACAATTATAGAATCTAAAATATTACAAGAACAATTAAAATTAAATTTAGACAAACCACTACCGACAAATATTGTTACTACAGTACCGGTTAAACCTAAAGAAAAAGATCCAAAACCAGATCCTAAAGTAGATCCTAAAATACAAAAGATGTCACCGGAGCAACAGAAAAAAGTAAAAGCTGATATAGAAAAAGCAAAGAAAATGGCAGATGATGCTCTTTTATTGGCATTAGCACAAACAAAAAAAGCAGCGGCAGAGAAAGCAAAGAAACCAGCTGGTGAATCAGGATTAATGCGCGGAAAGAATGGGTCTGTTATTCCTAAGGCTACATTTAATCTGTTTAAAGCTACTACCGATCGGAAACCATATACTCTAGCAACAAAGTTATTTAAACCAATGGTTTATGGTAAAAGCAATTTAACAGTAAGAATGGGCATCGACCCACAGTGGCAAAGTTTACAAGGATTTACGAGTACTGGTGGAGGCAGCACGGCAGCTGCTACTATAAGTCGTGCTTTCGGAGCCAACGGCATAGCGGCAGTTATAGATTTTTTTACTCCATCTACTAAGGCAAAGTGGTATTTTAATAAAATGTATAAAGGCGCAACTATAGGAAAGGAATTTATTATAAAAGGTGTACATTCAACAGTGTATTGGATTCCAGGTAATGCAGATCCTCAATTTATGACATGGTATTATATAACATCCGGAGCGAATAGCGCATGGTTTCCAACTGCTTGGTTCGAAATACCAAAATAAATTATTAAAAACTAGTTATGGCAAAAAATCATTTTCACAGCTCAGGCAATTCAAAACGTGCTGCGGCATTAAAATACGGGTATAAATCTGGATTAGAACACACAGTTGCAGAACAAATAAAAACTGCGGATTATCCGTTAAATTACGAAACAGAAACACTTAATTACATAGTACCTGAACGTAAAGCAAAATATACTCCTGATTTTATATTCACAAAAAAAAATGGTCAATTAATGTATATTGAAACAAAAGGACGATGGACTAGTATCGATCGTCTTAAAATGAAACATGTTTTAGCATCAAATCCAGACATCGATATTCGCATGGTATTCCAAGCACCTACACAAAAAATATCAAAAGGAAGTAAAACTACATATGAATCATATGCAATTAAATTAGGCATAAAACATGTTGGTAAAAAAGATATTCCTGCAGAGTGGATGGCAGAATGTATTAAAAATGGTGAATCTCCGCAAGAAATTAAAAGTTTCTTTTTTTAAAAATAGTTGCTAAAAAATTAGGATCTTAACTTTATTATCCTTATCTTTAATATAAGTAATTAGGGAATGGTCTCTAATTTAAAATTTAAAAAGAGAGTTATGAAAAAAGAAAACAGTATTTTATTAGCAATTAGACATCAATTATCTGTATTAGGTTATTCAGAACAAGAAATTAATGACCAAGACGAATCAATTTTATATTTTGCAGGATTACTTGTTAAAAGTATACCCGGACATGATGAATCTAAATTTAAAATTATAAACATTACACATCCGGCCGAGTATTTGTATTATACACGTATTAATATTTTAGAAGATGGTAAATGGGAACATGATGCTCTTATGAGTACATTTGAATCAGATAGTGATTGGGAACGCGCTGTAAATAACAAAGATTTAGGAGCGTGTCAGGCAATTGTTTTAGAAGTTGAAAAATTTTGTCAATCAAATCGAGTACCATATGCAGTTTTTAAGTTTGTAAATAAATTATCAAAAAAAATAAAACAATCGGATTCAAATATTTGGAATGCTTTAAATGATAGTTTTTATATCGTTGACGCATATTGTGATGAAGATAAAGCTGAATATGTAGATGGCGTTACCGGTAAATAATTTAACAGAGTACAGCAGAAAATGTTGTACTTTTTTACTATTTGCTCAGTATGGTTGGAAGTGTCAATTATTTTAACTATATTTTATGAAGATTAATGAATTATTTAATTAATTGATTGATTCAGTTTTTTTGAATCGATCGTTAAGCCAGTAATGTAATGTATGTGCTTAACTAATAATATAATATATATAATATATTAAATTGGATTCCTTACATTATTTTATTATATTATAATATGACGAATCTTAAACTCCTCCAATTATTAGAATCAATATTGGGTAAAGGGAAATCTACTTCCGGAGACAACATCGCATTCTTTTCTCCATTCGTTTCACATTACAAGCCTAAATTAGAAATTAACATTAAAACAACTAGTGCTGGAGAAAATCATTGGCACTGTTGGATATCTGATAAAAAAGGTCGAAGCATTGCTTCTTTGTTTAAACAATTAAATTTACCAAAAGAACGGTTTGAACAACTTTCTAGAATAATTGAATCAGCAAAATATCGTGTTGATACAACTAAAGAAAAACAAGAAATAATACAACTACCAAAAGAATACATACCACTTTGGAACAAAAAAAATACACCTGATTATCGAAATGCAATTCACTATCTTACACAACGAGGTGTATCTATTTTTGATATTTTAAAATATCGTATTGGATATTGCGAAGCTGGAGAATATTCCGGAAAAATTATTATACCAAGCTATGATGCTGATGGACAATTGAATTATTTTGTTAGTAGAGCATTTTATCAAGCTGATAAATTCAAACATAAAAACCCTAAAATTTCAAAAGATATTATTGGGTTTGACTTGACAATTAATTGGGCAGAGCCAATCGTATTATGTGAAGGTGCATTTGATGCAATTGCAGTTAAGCGAAATGCCATTCCTTTATTTGGTAAAATTATTCAACCTGCACTTCAAAAGAAAATCATTGAAAAACGAGTACGAGACATTTATATTTGTTTAGATGCTGACGCATTACGCAATGCATTGCAATTTGCGGAACGATTTATGTCAGAAGGATTAAATGTATATTTTATTGAATTACAGGCAGAAGATGCATCGGAATTAGGTTTTAATAAAATTACAGAAATTATACAAAATACTTCAGTATTAACATTTGAACATGTTATAGAATTAAGAATGGGTCTTATATGGAAATAAAAAAAATACAATCAACTATTAGTAAAATTGATAAAATCTTTCATGTATCTGATATTCATATTCGTACATTGAAACGACATACAGAATACCGAGAAGTATTTCAAAACATGTTTAACTATATTAATAGTCATTCAACTGAAAATAGTATTGCAGTTGTTACTGGAGATATTGTTCACAGCAAATTAGATATGTCACCAGAACTAGTACAAATGCTAGTTGATTTCTTTAATGGATTTGCAATACCTACAATTGTTATTCTAGGTAATCATGACATGAATTTAAATAATATGCATCGCATTGATGCTGTTAGTCCTATTCTAGATGTTATTAATAATCCTAATATTATTTTTATCAAAGACAACGGGTTATTTGAATTTGGTGGAATTACATGGAATCATATGGCAGTTGATAAAACACCTGATGAATATGTTCGAGCTAAAGATTTTGATGCACTATATAAAATTGCATTGCATCATGGAGCGGTAAATACTGCTAAAACGGATATCGGATATCAAATTTCAAATGAACATGTAACTACAGAAATGTTTGCTGGGCACGACATTACATTGTTAGGTGACATACATAAACCGGCACAATTTTTAGATGCTGCACAAACTATTGCATATCCTGGATCATTGATTCAACAAAATCATGGCGAAGCATTAGACCACGGCATACTAGTGTGGGACGTTGAAAATCGTCGTGCTGATTTTGCTGAAATACAAAATGATTATGGGTATGTAACTATAGAAACATTGGGTTCAACAATTGTTACATCACCTCATCGAATGCCAAATAAACCTAGAATTCGTATTAAATTTAACGAGACTAGTGCAGCAGATATGAAACGGTTGATTGCAACTATTAGAAAAAAATACAATGTACAGGATATAACTATTCAAAGAACAATAACCAGTACTGACAATAATGCAGCAACTTCAATATCAATAGGCAATGTTAGAGATGTTGAATATCAGAATACGTTGTTAACTGATTATATTGATATAAACTTTCCACAAGCAACCGCACAAGAACTTGATACAGTACGACATATCAATCGAACCATCAATTCAAAATTACCTGCAGTTGAATCAATACGACATACAACATGGCATCCTATATCATTTGAATTTGAGAACATGTTTTCATATGGCGAAGGCAATGTTATTAATTTTGAAAACTTGTCAGATGTATGTGGTTTATTTGCTGCAAATACGTCAGGTAAATCTTCATTGTTAGATGCCATTACATATACTATATTTGATAAGTGTAGTAAAACAGGCAAAGCAAATGAAGTTTTAAACAACAAACAAACTACATTCAAAGGCGTTTTTAAATTTGAAATGAATGGCATTCAATATACAATTGAAAGACGCGGCACCAAGAAAAAAGAAAAACATGTTAAGGTAGATGTAGATTTTTATACAGACACAGAAAATTTAAATGGCGAAGAACGAAGTGACACAAACAAATCAATTCGTCGTTATTTAGGTACATATGATGATTTTATTTTAACTGCATTTTCACTTCAAGCTGACAATAACAATTTCATTGAAAAGTCGCAAAAAGAACGCAAAGATTTGTTGTCACAGTTTTTAGATATTACGGTATTTGAACAACTATATCAACTTGCAGCTGATGAAATCAAAGAAACATCGGGCCGATTAAAAGATTATAAAAAAACAGATTTTGCAGAAATAATTATTCAGTCTGATGATATTATAACTAAGAATCAAAATAAAATTCAAAAGTTAGAACAGTCAGAAGACGCGCTACAAGAAACTAGAAACACACTACAAGAAAAAATTGTTTCATTGATTGAAACAAAATTGCCAACTACATATGATGGACCTAATATCAATGCTTTAATTAAAATAGAGCAAAATTTAGAAAATTTAATTGAACAACTACAAAAAGAAATTGAAATCTCAGAAACAGGAATTGAATCAATATCTGCAACAATTTCATCGGCAAGAACAAACATATCAAAAATTAATATTAAAGTTGTAACAGATAAATTACAGCAATTGCATAAATTGCAAGAACAACAACGTATTTTATTGTTACAAATTACAGCACAACAAGGAATATACAATGCGAAACAACAAAAAATTAATCATCTTAACACCCACGAATATGATCCAAATTGTAAATACTGTGCATCTAACGTATTTGTACAAGATGCAATCGAAGCCCAGAGTACGATTGACGCAGATCGAGAAACATTAAATTCGTTACAAGAAACAGCAACAGATTATGCATCTAAAATTTTAGCATTAAATGTACATGTTGCAACAAATCAAACATTCAATGAATTAACTGCTAATATTGCAACAAATATTAATTTGCGAGAACGAGCAGAATTACAACAACAAATTTTAGAATCTGATTTACAAACTCGCGAATCTGAATTAGAAACATGTTTAGAACGGCAAGAATTGTTTAGTAAAAATGAAACAGCAATTAAACACAATGAAACGGTTGATGGATTAATTGATACTTGCAAATCAGAAATTATAACATGCACTACTGATATAAAAACAATTCAGGAACAAATTAAAAACATGTACGGTGCTATTGAAGTAGCAAAAACACATAAAAGTACTGCATTAGAAAATTTAGAAAAATACCAACAACTAGAAATTGAATATAGAGCATATGAATATTATTTAGATTCAGTTAAACGAGATGGTATTGCAATGGAACTAGTAGTTAAGGCACTTCCTAAGATAGAAGCAGAAATAAACAATGTACTCAATCAGATTGTTGAATTTAACATGGTATTGAATACTGACGGTAAAAATATCAACGGATATATTATTTATGATGAAGATAACTATTGGCCATTAGAATTAACAAGCGGCATGGAAAAGTTTATTGCATCATTAGCAATTAGAATTGCACTTATCAATGTATCAGCATTACCTCGTCCTAATTTTATTGCAATCGATGAAGGTTGGGGAAGTTTAGATGCAGAACATATTTCTGCAGTAGTAAATTTATTTGAATATTTTAAAACTAAATTTGATTTTTCAATAATTATTTCACACGTTGATTCTATGCGAGATATGGTAGATAATCTAATAGAAGTAAACAAGATAAACGGATACAGCTGTATTAATCATTCGTGATTATATCATGCGTTATATTTATATAAAAGATATTATTCGAAATGAAACGTAAAGAAGCAGTATATAAAGGATTACGAGATATTCCGGTATATTTCGAAGATACATCATTAACATCTCCTGATTATTTTCAAATTACTGAATTTCCTTTGCGATTAACCGCAGGAAAAAATCTATTTAAACTACGAGGACATCCTACTAATTTAAAATTAGGCGGACAAATAGGTTTAGAAGTTTTAGATTATAATGGTAATCCAATTTATTATGAAATTGTAAATTATCTTGATGAAGACAAGTCTCGAGTAATTGCAATTTATATTTATACAGATACGTCACCAGGCGATTGTACTATAACTATTATTGCAGAATCGAACGTTATTAACGGAACTTCGGTACCACAAGAATGGCAAGGACGTCCAAATGTTAAGTGGAGTCGATCTGTTCCTATAAACCCAAATGTATCTAATATATCTGAAATAATTTTTGAATCAGAACCAACTGTAACAGTTGACGAAATAGTAGGAGTACAATTAAATAGAATTTACTCCGGAAGCACGCAGTTTCCAATATACACAACAGGCACTGTTAATTATTTTTCATATAATAACCAACCAGCAATTTCTATTACCGGCGGATTGTTTACATCGGATATGTCTACGGGTACTATAACTGTAGCTACACCGATTAATCCTTCGCCTACACCTAATTTTACTATATCTACAACACCGTATATATCAACTATAAAAAAGATATTATCGCCAACCATTGCGCTATTAGATACAGAATATACAGCATATAGCAGTCAAAGTATTGCAAGTCATACATTTACTTCTTTTAATAATTCAGCATTTTCATTAGCATATGAAGCAACTCCAACATATGTTGCAACTCAAAATTCGCAGTCATTTGCTTATATACAAATTAATGGATTAGATCCAGCAACCGGCGATGTTTCTAGAATTAAAGTATTTACAAACAATAACGGTACCGTAGGTTCATATGAACTAGTAAATGATGTTGAATTAACAGAAACAGAAATTTTTATTGCAAACACCGCATCATTATATCCAGATACATCTATCGGCGTATTTACATCACAAAGCATTATCAATGCATATTGGTCAGCTGCTGCATATCAAAGCAATACTATATTAACACCTCCAACATTGGTATTTAATACTGCATCTATAGATAATGCAATGAAAATATCTAGTTCAATAAATTTAGATGCAACTAATACTGTATTAAAAATACAAAATACAGTACCGGGGATTTTCATTGAAAATTCTTCATATAAAGTAACAATAGATGCATTGGGTACTAGATCAGGAAGTATCGATCCAGTATTAGCCATATATGTATCAGGTAGTTCATTTTATCAAGATCCAACTGATTTTTTCAATCAGCAGTTTCCTACAAAATTTGGTAAACGAATAGGAGAATTACGGGTAACTGGCGATAATCAACGATTTGATGATCAAGTAATAAACTTTGAGTCTGATTATACAGGCACCGGTGTTTTACAACTAGTTGTTGAATCAGGTAATTGGCAAGTTGCTGACATTAGAACAACAACGGATAATGATGCCGGATATAGTCCCAATTATACTAGAATCAAAACTTTAATCCAAACTACACATAAAATCGACAATCAGATATCATTTAAAGTTGAATATTACAATGTTAATGGAGAAAAAAGCAAACAAACGTCATATGTTTATAACAAAGATTGGGAAGGTGGTAACCGTTATATTGATGGAAATTATTCAATGCTTACTGGGTCTTTATATGTCGCAGATTCATTAGAAAGTGGTATTGCAATTAGTGGTTATCCCAACTCTGGTTTTATTCGATCATTGGGTTACGAAGGATTTAATGCAGGATATCCTGGCTTTTTAATATGGACCGGATCTGCATTACCGGGTTCGTCAGGAACAAAAGGTGGCGGCGCTTACAGCGGAGTTGGTTTAGAACTTTATGCAAACACTTCAAGTTATTTTAGATATTCAACTGCTGATTCAGAAATAGATGTACGAACCAATAAATTCTTTTTTGGAAATAATTCTACATTTATTAGTGGTAGCGACGGCAATTTACAAATTTCATCTTCTGGATTTAAATTATCGCCACAAGGCGATGTAACAGCATCATCATTTATAGCAGTAAATGGAAGTAACGTATTATTTGATACTAACAATGAATTTGCTGATGGCGCAAATATTGGTCGCATAGTTTATTTTAATCAAGCAGAAACTTCATTGAATTTAGCATTAATTGATGGCGGCGAACTCAATGCACAAACTGCATCTGTATTCCAAACATTTATATTACCCGGCGAAACTAAGTGTCAAGTTTCGTGTACTTATGAAATTAATAATGCATCAACATCATCAGTTACATGCCAACTCCGCGCATATATAGCAACAGCAAGTATAGGACCAATCGTTGGGTCTAGTTATTATGGAGACTTTGCAAATAATGCATCAATTGGAAACCCATTTGCAATCGGAACGGCAGTACCAGCTATCACTATAGAATCCGGAGCACAAACTAGCGAAGTAACAAGTGGAATTACATTTGCAAATAGACAAGGCATGTATGCTCAAATATATTTAGTTGCATATACAAACTCAACCGTAGCTAGCGGGTCATTAAAAATGAAAAACTTTGTATGGCGTACTAGTAGAACCGTCGGTGGAGCTATAATTCCACCAGCATCTCCAAAATTGTAATATTTATATAAAAAGAAATACATAATGAATAAAATAACAGTTTTATTTCCCGGAGGATTCAAACCATTAACCGGAGCACATTTAGCATTAGCTGAACGATATGCAGAAGATCCACAAGTTGAACAAGTAATTCTTTTAATTGGTCCTATGCCACGAGACGGAATTACAAGACAAAAAACAATTGAAATGTTCGATTTATTAAATTCTAATCCAAAACTTGAAATGCGTCCAACGGAATTTAATTCTCCGATTACCGCTGCATATGAATACTTGTTTGCATTACCAGAAGACGCAACGGGACGATATGCAATGGCAGCATCTACGAAAGGAGATGATTATGTTCGTGCTAAAGCGTTTGTTCCAAATGTAGACAAATATGCAACAATCGGAGATAAGAAAGGTCGTACAATACCTGCGGGTATTGATGCTATTGAACTAAATATTGATGTAGAACCATTAACATATGACACAGGACAACCAATATCAGCATCAACCGTTCGATTAAATTTAATGAAAAATGATTATAATGCGTTTAGAAAATCATATCCAAATAACGACGATGCATATGTAAAAAATGCATGGCAAATATTAAGGGGAGTACAAGAAGATTCATTATTTACCAAAGAATGGTGGGCAAAATCATTGCATGAAGATGTAGAAGAAGTAATTGAAGCCATAATGAATACGAGTGAGCGAGGAGCTCATAATAAAAAAATTACAAAATTGCGAAGTTATTTAGATAACAATCGCGATGATTCATTTGTATATGACTTTGATAAATTTCCAAAAACTGTTTTTGGTGGCGTATTAACTGAAGGTGGTGCCGCAGGACATATGGCACACCCATATGATGATCATGGATTAACTTTTAATGAAATGAAAGAAATAGTTTCTCGAGGATTAGAAGGACGTTTAGATATTGAAGAAGCAGTAACTGAAAAGACTGATGGACAAAATATTCAAATTACATGGAAAAATGGAGAAATTGGTTTTGCTAGAAATAAAGGCACTGTAATTAATCCTATGACAACCTCAGAAATTATTGCAGACTTTGAAAGAAAATATCAAAAAAGTATTGCAACAAATGGAGTTGCTGGATCTGAAGGATATAAACTAGTAGTAGACGCATATCGAGCATGTGCGGAAGATTTAACAGAATCGTTAAGAATGATCCCAGCTGATAAATTAAATGAAATATTTAAAAACGGACGAGTATTTGCTAACATGGAAATAATTTATCCTGCAACTAAAAATGTAATTACATATGATAAAGCTCATTTACAGTTTCATAATTTAGTTGAATATGATGAAACCGGCAATGTTTTAGAAACTGATATGACTGGCGGCAAGCTATTACAAGGCATTATACAAGATGCAAATGCACATCTTCAAAAAACATTTTCATTTATTCCTCCACAGCAAATTAAATTAGGCCGAGTATATGATTTTGAAGATCAGCAAGCAGCATTTTTTAGCGAAATTGATCAGCTACAAAATAAATTTGGACTACAACCAACAGATCTTGTAACTGAATATCATAAGGCGTGGTGGAGTGATGTAATTAAATCAAAAGCACAAACATATGCATATGATATTCCAGATAGTATATTAGAATCACTAGTATATCGATGGGCATTTAATATTAAATCAACTAATATTACAATTCTTAAAAAAGGAATTGACAACCTAGAATTTGCAAATTGGGTAGCTGAATTTGATAAAAAAGATTTTAAAGTGTATCAAAAACAAAACATGGAACCGTTTGAAAACATCTTTTTAAAGCTAGGAGCAGTTGTATTAAAAAATGCAGAAAATTTCTTAGCAGCAAATCCATCCGCTACCGTACAAGAAATAAAACGTGAGCTAGCTGAATTAACTAGAGAGTTACAAACAAAAGGTGATGATGTTACTATTAAAAAATTAGAACACGAATTAAAGCGTTTACAGAAACTAGGCGGCTTCGAAGCAATTGTACCATCAGAAGGAGTTGTATTTGTATACGGCGGACATACATATAAATTAACAGGGGCATTTGCACCAATCAATCAGATACTAGGAGTATTGAAATATACACGATAACATATTTATATAAAAAAAGATAAGGCTCAGGCAATGGAAAAACACAAAAGCAAGTATAAAAAACCAGAAAATAAAAAACCTACGTATCGTAAAGATCTTAAAGATTATACGTTAGACGACAAACAAGGCAAATTAAACCCAAAAACTACAGGTGATAAACAACTTAATGTTTTGCGTAAAACTGACAAAGAAATGCAAGATGACGGTAAAATGTATCCAACATATAAAGATGATGATCGATTATATAAAGATATTGAAGATGGTGATTATGATCCAAAGACAGCCGCAAAAAGATTTAAAAAACGTCAAGATACTGAAGAAAAAGAAGTTACTGATGTTCTTAAAGATAAAATAGAAAATTTAACTAGAGAAGGAAAAGAACGTTTAGTTAGAGAATATATACGTAGAAAAATAGTTAAACTATTAAAAGAACAACCAACACCTACGCCGGAAGAACCTGTTGAAGAACCTGCAGATCCCGCAGCTGCGCCTGCAGATCCTGCAGCAGCTCCAGTAGATCCTGCCGCAGAAACACCTGCTCCAGAAGCACCAGCACCACCCGATCCGGCAGCTGCAGCGCCTGCACCAGAACCAACAGCAGCACCATCGCCGACAGCGGAATTAGATCCTGCAGCAAAAGAAGTATTATCAATTGAAAGATTTGCAAAATATTTACATAAAGAAACAGGGAATATTTCTAGAATAAAATCATTAACTAAAGTATTTAATTCGGTATTCAAAGAAGCTGAACCAGAAGATATTCAAAATTTTTATAAAATGTTAAGAACATTATCATTAAAAAAATTAGCAAGTTCACAGTCGCCGCAAGAGAAAACAACAAAATAAAAAAGTATGTCTAAAAAGTTACAAAATGTTAAAGCCGTTCAACAAATGTTGGATGGTAATCATAAATTCCAAACAAAAAAAACAACGGGATTTAGTGATGCAAAATTAGTTGCACAGAAAAATGAACGGCATGAAGTTGGGGATACTTGGGAAGAAACTGATTCAACAGGTAATATATTTGTTATAGAACAAAGAGATGGCTTCCGAATCAGAAAAACAAAAAATTCAGAAATTTTTCAAGAACTTCGAGATGATTTAAAATCATTTCCTAATTGTAGAAAAGAAACATGTACATGCACAGGCACACATCGACTCGATAAAAAAATGCAAGTAATTCATAAAATGTGTTTTGATTGCGTAATTGATATGGAACACGAAATGACAAAAGCTGGTACATATAAAGAATATTCTAAAAATAAAATTCGTGAAAATGCATTAGCTTGGTTAGCATCAGCTGAACGAGATGTCGACATGTTAAAGCAAACATATACTCAAGCAGCTGAGTTTGTTACTAATAGTGATGGTGCATTAGAAACTTGGAGTGCAAAAATGACTCCGGCTGAATTTGAAGAAACAGTGCTAGCACAATTTAATAAATTTAAAGAAAACTTTTTAAGAAACTTAGACGGAGAATCAAATGAAAACAATTAAACCGCAGCAATGGAAAGTTTCAATGCTTAAGTATTGGAAATGGATAGTTGCTGGAATAGTAGCAATATTAGGTATATTAGCAATTACACAATCAAAACGTAACAATAAAAAATTAGAAAAAACTGCAAAACAAATTGATGATAATAATCAACAAATTGATATAATCCAAGGCAAAACAGAATTAGTTGAAGAACAGCGTGTACATGTAAAACAACGTATTGCAAAAAAACAAGCAACTATTGATGAATTAAAAACAGAAAAAGAAACAATATTGGTTGGGCCTGTTGCAATCGAAAATGCTAAAGAAAATATAATTAAAAAAACACGACGAGGACGTACATCAAAATTATGAAAAAATTTATAATCATATTATTATTTCCAATCATTGGGTTTTCACAAAAAACAACAAAACCTGATACATGTTTTACTCAACAAGAACTTGCTGATATATCATTTGTATTGGATTCACTTTGGGCTGCTGACGACATTAATAACAAATTAATTTGGGCGTATGACACAGTATTACTTACACAAAATACTTTAATTAAATTAGATTCAATACAATTACAGTATAAAGATACTCAAATTAAATTGTTGCAAGACAACGTTGATTTATATGTAGCTCGAGAAAAATTATTACAACCAAAGTGGTATGATAAAAAAGGTTTGTGGTACGGAGCAGGATTTTTATCAGCATTAGGTGCTGGAATATTAGTTAATCAACTTATAAAATAAACAACATGTCAGCAACTATAAAACAGATTATTCAGCAACAATATATGATGTGTGCTAAAGATCCTGTTTTTTTTATGCGACAATATTGTTATATACAACATCCAAAAAAAGGTAAGATTAAATTTAACCTTTTTCCATTTCAGGAAGAGTCATTAACTGATTTACGAGATAATCGATACAGCGTTATACTTAAATCAAGACAGCTAGGAATATCAACACTGTCAGCAGGATTTGCATTATGGAGCATGTTGTTTGCAGAAGACTTCAACGTACTAGTTATTGCAACAACACAAGAAGTAGCAAAAAACCTAGTAACTAAAGTGCGAGTAATGCACGACAATTTACCTAGTTGGTTAAAGGGTACAATTGAAGCAGACAATAAATTATCTCTCAAATTTAAAAATGGCTCACAAATTAAAGCAGTATCATCTGCCACAACAGGAGCACGTTCAGAAGCATTATCATTGCTTATTATAGATGAAGCTGCATTTATTCGTAACATTGAAGAAATTTGGATAGCGTCGCAAGCAACACTATCAACGGGTGGAGGGGCTATAGTTTTGTCTACACCAAACGGAGTAGGTAACTGGTTTCATCAAACATGGGCAGAGGCTGAAGCAGAGATAAATGGATTCCATACAATTAAATTGAATTGGGAACTACACCCGGAGCGTGACCAAGCTTGGCGCGACCAACAAACACAATTATTAGGCGAAAGAGGTGCGGCACAAGAATGTGATTGCGATTTCATTAGTTCAGGTCACACTGTAATTGATGGTGCTATATTAATGGAATTTGATGAAAAATGTATAGACCCAATTGAAAAGCGAGGCTTTGACAATGCGTATTGGATATGGGAATATCCTGACTATGCTAAAGATTATTTAGTTGTAGCAGACGTTGCGCGAGGTGATGGTGGTGACTGGTCTACATTCCATGTTATTGATGTACAAGATGTACGACAGGTTGCAGAGTATAAAGGCAAACTGCCACCAAAAGATTTCGGTAATATGCTCGTAACAGTTGCAACTGAATGGAACAATGCATTGCTAGCAATTGAAAATGCAAACATTGGTTGGGCTGCAATTCAGCCGGCATTAGACAGAAATTATGAAAATATATTTTATACATATAAAGATGACGGATACGTTGATACTGATGTACAATTGAAAAAAGGTTATGATATGAAAGATAAGAGCCAAATGGTTCCTGGAGTATCAACTACAACTCGTACACGACCATTAATGATATCAGCACTAGAAATGTATATGAGAGAGCGAACACCAGTAATTAGAAGCAAACGATTGATTCAAGAATTGTTTGTGTTTATTTGGTTAAATGGTAAAGCTCAATCGCAAAGTGGATACAATGATGACTTGGTTATGGCATTCTGTATCGGGTTATGGTTACGTGATACATCACTCAAGTTAAGACAACAAGGTATTGAATTAACAAAACGGTCATTATCGCAATTTCAAAAAACAGATCCAGTTATATATACAGGCCGAGCATCCGATCAAGCAGATGGTTGGTCGTGGAATAATGGATATAATGATGAAGATTTAACATGGCTTATACGTTAAATTAGCACCGGTTCTGTAACTAGTTATATTTATATTAAAATAAATTAAATTATGGCGTCTCTAAGAAAACGGTTAAAGAATCTTTTCAGCACGAATGTTATTGTTCGTTCATATGGTAAAGATAAATTACGAGTAGTAGATACAAATCGATTACAGTCGACTGGAAACATAACTCAAACAAAAATAGCAGATCGATATACAAGAATGCATGGTGCTAATAGGCATATGGCAGGTGGTATGGGTGGGTATGATTCTAACTATTATATGCATCAAAATCGTATGCAGTTATATACTGATTACGAAATGATGGATAAAGATCCTATTATATCATCAGCATTAGATATATATTCAGACGAATCAACACTAGCAGATCAATTTGGTGATATTTTAACAATTAAAACATCTAAAACACAAATACAAAAAATACTTTATAATTTATTTTATGATATTTTAAATATTGATTTTAATTTATGGACATGGATTCGTAACATGACCAAATATGGTGATTTCTTTTTAAAACTAGATATTGCTGAAAATATTGGTATATTAAATGCAAGACCATTTTCTAGTTATGAAATTGAACGATTTGAAGAATATGATGAAGCCACAGGAGAATATAAAATTACATTCAAACATGTAGGAGCTCCAAATTTTCCATATGATGTATTTGAAGTAGCACATTTCCGTATGCTATCAGATTCTAACTTTTTACCATATGGTAGATCGATGTTAGAAGGTGCACGTAAAGAATTTCAAAAATTAATGATGTTAGAAGATGCAATGCTTATTCATAGAATTATGCGTGCACCTGAAAAACGTATTTTTAAAATTGATATTGGTAATATTCCAACAAATGAAGTAGATTCATTCATGGAACAAATTATCACTAAAATGAAAAAAATTCCGCACATTGATTCACAAACAGGTAATTATAATCTTAAATTTAATCTTAACAACATGTTAGAAGATTATTATTTACCGGTTCGAGGAGGACAATCATCCACATCAATCGATACATTACCAGGAATGACCTTCACCGGAATTGAAGATATCGATTATGTTAAACACAAAATGATGGCTGCACTTAAAATACCTAAACCGTTTTTAGGATATAGTGAAGCAGTAGAAGGCAAAACTACATTAGCGTCAATGGATATTAGATTTGCTAGAACAATTGAACGTATTCAAAAAATTGTTGTATCAGAATTAACTAAGATTGCGATTGTACATTTATATGCACAAGGATTTGAAGGAGAAGATTTAATTGGATTTGAGTTAGAATTAACATCACCATCAATTATTTATGATCAACAAAAAGTTGCATTAATGAATGAAAAAATAACATTAGCTAATGCAATGAAAGATTCAAAATTAGTTTCTGACAGATACATATATGAATATATTTTTAATATGTCAGAAGAACAATGGCTACAAGAACGCAATGATGTAGTAGAAGATCTTAAATTAAGGTTCCGTCAAAATCAAATTGAACAAGAAGGAAATGATCCAGCAATCACCGGCGTATCATATGGCACACCGCATGATTTAGCTACCGTTCATATGTCATCAAATGAAGTAGAGACAAAAGATCCCGGAGGTCGTCCTAGGGAAGGAATTAAATTTGGTCAACATAAAAATGAATTCGGATGGGATCCTACAGGTAAAAAAGAAATAGATCAGGCATTTTCAATAAAAAATCAAAGCTCAACATTTACTCCAGATTCTCGAGCCGATAAAACAATTAAATCAACAACAGAAAGTCGACACAACATATTAAAATACTTAAAAAATAAAAATCCAGAAATACTTTTAGAATCATTAAAATCAAATAAAATAACACAAATTGATTTAGATGCCGGAACAATGTTAGATGAAAACAACATTTTATAAAAAACAACATATTTATACTAAATATTTAAATGGTCAGCCAATATGAAGAAATTAAAACATTCAAAATATAAGAATACAGCAATTCTTTTTGAAATGTTAGTACGTAAATTAACGTCAGAAACATTATCTTCTAATAAAACTGTAACTGCAGATTTAATCAAAAAATACTTTGGAAAAAATACTGAATTATCAAAAGAATTATATTTGTATAATACATTATTAAAAGAGCAGTTTAAGAGCGAAGCTCAAGGATTAGATTATATTCGAACAGTGAAATTATCATATGCAAAACTAAATCAATCAGCATTAAAACGTCAGCGTTATAATCTAGTAAAAGAAATTTCTGAAAAATTTATATTTGCAAATATGTCAAAAATGCATATTACTAATTATAAAGTATTAGCATCAGTATACATGTTATTTGAATATGATGAAACAGATAATGTAAAACAATTGTTAGAATGCAAGAATGTTATATTACAAAATAATTTAATTACGAGTCGCGTTAAAGTGATAAAAGATCCATTAATGGAACAATATGAAGCGCAGCCGAAAGATATTCGACTTCTAACATATAAATTATTAGTAGATAAATTTAATGATAAATACGCTGGATTAGATAATTCACAAAAACAACTTTTAAACAAGTATATTGTAAATGTTAATGATACCGAAGCGTTAAAGGAATATATACAAACAGTAATTCCGACAATAAAAAAACAATTATCAGAACACGTAAACCATATTACTGATAAAGTAACTAAAATTAAAGTAGAAAAATTATCTGAAATGTTATGTACAGTCGAAAACATGAAAACAATTAAAGAATCTCATGTATTATCATTATTACGGTATTTTGATTTAATTCGAGAATTACAAGGACTACACGAATGAAATCAATAATAACTGAAATGTCAAAACAATTTCATAAAATTGAATCTGAATTTTGTGAATCATGTGACAGGCCTAAATCTAATTGCGGTTGTGATGAAGAATTAGACGAAATGAATACAACTGGTGCTGTTGCTGGATATAATACACCTGCAGCATTTGCAAAGCCAGGTAAATGGAAAGGCAAACAAGCTCGATACGAAAACGTAAACACATCACCGTCTTATAAATTTGATAGTCTTCATGAACCAGAATCAGACGAAGAAGATCAGTCAGATAAAAATTTTGCAGTAGGTCCAAATTCATCATGGCATAAAGAAGCCGCAGAATATCCAACTGATGACCGAAAATTAGAACCTGTTAGTCACATGTATAATAAAGTTCAAGAAGCAATGGATAGCAAATATGAAGCTATTATTGAATCATATCGTAAATTTACTACGGATGATGCAACAACATCGCCTGAACAAAAAGTTAAAAAAACAATTCGTGAGGTATCAAAACGACTTCAAGAAATAGAAGAAATGGTAAATCATAGTTCTAGATTGAAAATTGAATCTGGGTTATCTAGAGATGGCTATGGTAAATCAGTTAATACTGCATTAACAAAAATATCAGAACGATTAACAAAAATAGCAGAACGTGTGAGAGCATTAGGAGAATGATATGACAAAACAACTAATATTAGAATATATGCCGTTTAATCCGATTGGTTCATTGTCAGAATCATCAGGCGCAGCTTTTGGTGTACCAGGAGGTTTTGTAGTACAAGGAATTTTACAACGAGCTGGCGCAAAAAATCAAAACGGCAGAATATATCCTAGAGTAATTTTAGAAAGAGAATGCAAACGTTATCAACAAGAATATATAGATCAACATAGAGCATTAGGCGAATTAGATCATCCAGAATCATCAGTAGTCAATTTAAATAACGTTTCACATAATGTGCTTAAAATATGGTGGAAGGGTGATGATTTATGCGGGGCAGTACAAATCTTAGAAACACCGTCAGGTAAGATTCTTAAAGAACTATTCAAAGCTGGAATCACTTTAGGTATTTCAAGCCGTGGATTAGGTTCCGTTAAAGAATTACGTAGTGAGGGTGTAGTAGAAGTACAAGAAGACTTTGAATTAATATGTTGGGACTTTGTATCTAATCCATCTACACAAGGGGCATTTATGCGTCCTACGCACATGAACGAATCAACGAATAAACAAACCACCAATAACAAATATAATAAAGTAAACAGCATTATTACATCTATTTTATGTGATGATGGCAAATGTAGGATATAATTATGAGAACTCCAAATTTAAAATTTATACTAGAATCTATTCTAGATGCAGATACACCTACTCCAATGACGCGAGAAGAAAAACAAAATTTCATGCAAGAAATAGCAAATTTTTCAGCATTAGGAGAATCTGTTTATGGAAAAGGTGATTTAGAACGTACTTGTGAACGTGTTAAAAACATAGTTGACCGAGCAGATCGTATAATGACGGAAAGCGACGATTGGATGCAAAATGTTGCACATAAAAAAGGCAATAAACGTATGCATGAAGATTATAGAGACTTTCAAGATGCGGCTACTACATTAAAAGAAGCACAAGATAGAATGGCAATGGCCTATGAAAATATTGGACAACATTTGAATCGTTATTTTGATGTTAATTAATTTGGATAATTGAAAAAATATTATTATAATATATAGGTAAATGATGAATAACATTAAGAAATTATACAAACAGTTTTTCGGATACAAATTGAATGAGTCTGATTTAAAACAAAAAGAAATTGATGAAGCTCAGCTCGTTAATAATTTAACAGATTATCGAGGCGGTATTGAATATGTAGTTCGAGATCCGCAAACAGCACAAAGTGTTTTAGATGAAATTCGACAATGGTCACAAAAAAAAGGGTTTACTATTATTAAAAGTATATTATCAAAAACAGGCCGTATTGGATACATCTATTATAGATTAGGTGAAGATCCTGCATTAGAGTCTCAAAAGTTACAAGGATATCTAGCACAAAAGCCAGAACTTAAACATTTTAGATTTAAAGTTCGAAACGAAAAATCATCATCAACACAAGCACCAACACAAGCACCAACACGTAATCCACAAAGAAACATTTAAACTAGTTATATGACAAAAAAACAAAAACAACATCAGACAATAGTTCCAGGCAATTCATTAGCTGTTGCTGTTACAGGCACCGCACGTGAAGATTTATCATTTGCATTAAAAGTATGGAAACGAAAAATTAAAAACTCAGAAATATTAGAACAAACTAAAGCCCGTAAAGAATTTATTAAGCCTAGTGTTAAAAAACGAAAACAATTAATTGCTGCAAAATTTATGCAAAAAGTTAGAGACTCACACGCAATTTAAAATTTTAATGTAATACGATTTAAAGTCTTAGCAGAAATGTTAGGACTTTTTTACTGGTTTTTCAAACAATGCTATATTTATTGTAAATACACTATTTTTCTATATATAGTGTCTATAATTTATAATTTCTATTAAGATTTCAAATAATCTTATTTCCAAAAAACAAATTTAGGAGTAACTATGGCAAAAACAGATTTGCTAAAACAAGCAATCGCTGATGCTAAGGCCGTTAAAGAAACTGCATTAGCTAACGCAAAACTTGCATTGCAAGAAGCATTCCAACCAACGATGATGCGAATGATCTCTGATCAGATCGAAAATGAAGTGGATGGAGAAGAAGAAATGCCTGCAGAAGAACCAGAAATGGATATGGCAGCAGGAGAACAAGGAATGGGTGTTGAAGACGAAATGGAAAACGATTTTAATTGGACAGACGATAGTTTATCTGCAACAGTAGGCGGAAATGATTATGACTTTACAGTTGGAATGAGTGGCGATGACGAAGAAATGCCAGAAGAAATGCCAGATGATGAAGACATGAATGCTGAATATGCAGACACAGACGCAGTATCTAATGATGATAATTTAGATTTAGAATCAATCATTCGCGAATTAGAAGAAGATTTAGATGCAGCCGCGCCAGAAGAGATGGAAGATACGTCACTTGAAGCTGAAGGCATGTATAATGAATCTGAGCATATGGACGGCGAAGAGGTTGATACAGAACTTAATGATATTATCGAAGCAATTCTTCGTGAAGACGAAATGATGGCAGATGATAGTATGGCAGTTGCTGGAAACCCAGGAGATGCTGAAGAAACTGAAGTAGTAAAAGCTGAATTAGAAGAAGCATATAAAACGGTACGTCAATTAAGATCTATCATCAATGAAGTTAATCTTTTAAATGCAAAACTTCTTTTCACAAACAAATTGTTCAGAAACTTTGAATTATCAGAAAATCAAAAAATGAAAGTAATTGAAAACTTTGATAGAGCTGGTAATCCAAGAGAAGTTAAATTAGTATTTACAACATTAGCTGAAGCATTTAAAAAACCTCAAGCAAAACGTGTAGTTAAAGAATCTTTTGCATCGCGTGCAACAACAACAACCGCGCCATCTAGACAAACAACACAAGTTTTATCAGAAGGATTTGAATTAGCAAATCGTTGGAAGAAACTAGCAGGATTATTGTAAAACAACAAAAACAAACAAAAACAAAGGAAAAAAGAAATGAGTATTTCAAATTTATTACAAACCAATGATTTCGTACAAAGAAACAACGCTAAAGCGTTAGCTTCTAAGTGGGAAAGAACCGGTTTATTAGAAGGTATCAAAACCGAAACAGAAAGAGCCGGTATGGCTCAATTGCTTGAAAACCAAGCAAGACAACTAGTGAAAGAAGCATCATCTACAGGTGTTGCAGCTGGATCTGAAGAATGGGCTGGCGTAGCGCTTCCATTAGTAAGAAGAATTTTTGCTGAATTTGCAGCAAAAGAATTTGTATCAGTTCAGCCAATGAATTTGCCATCAGGTCTTATATTTTATTTAGACTTTAAATATGGTACATCTCAGCCTGGATTTGATAATGACAATTTAAACAGAACAGGTGATCCATTTGGTTCTCCTAACGCTGATGACTCTATGTTTGGTGTTACAACTACATCGGGTGATCCATCAGGTGGTTTATATGGTGCAGGTCGTTTTGGTTATTCAATTAACGAAGTAACAGCATCAGTAACAGCTGCAACTGGTTCTCAACCAACAACGGTACAAGTTAATGGTGATTCTGACTATTCAGGTTCTGCATCTTATAAAATGTTAACAGTTAATGTACCGACAAATGCAGATTTATATGCAGTTCGTTCATTTACATTTTTATCAGGATCTGGAGCTGGTACTGAAATTGTTCCAGTTCAAGCATTCTCTACAATTGATAGCAATTACACTGCATCATTTGTTGTAACAACCGCACAAGCAACTGCAATTCAATTGGCAATTTCTGCTTCTAATTTCAAATTAGAGTACAGCAAACAACCAACTGACACAACTAGAGGTGATTTTGAAGACAAGTTAACTTATGCTAACGGATATAACGTTGATATCGACATTCCAGAAATTAACTTGGAAATGCAATCAGAACCAATCGTTGCTAAGACTCGTAAGTTGAAAGCAGTATGGACTCCAGAATTTGCTCAAGATTTAAATGCATACCATTCAATTGATGCTGAAGCTGAATTGACTTCAATGTTGTCTGAATATGTATCCATGGAAATCGATTTAGAAATTCTTGATATGTTAATCGCAGCAGCTCCAACAACTGAGTATTGGTCAG